AAAAACTGAAAATCTTTCTGAAACAATGGCATCAGATACTTTAGCTCCAAATTCAAATCCAGCGGATGGTTTAACAAAAGCTGGGATGATGGCGTCTATGATGGCGCACATGAACGGCATGAGCAAAGGCGATATGGTTGATTTCTTCAATAAATCAATGGCGCAATTTGGTCCAAATGTAGATTTGGGTGTTCCTGATGGTACTGCGGAAACAAATCTACAATCTGTAATGACCAAAGAAGATGTTGATGATATGTTTGACGGTCAAGACTTATCAGAAGAATTTAAGACAAAAATTAGTACTCTTATTGAATCTGCTGTAAATGCTAATGTTTCTCTGACTATTTCACAAATTCAAGAAGAGCAAGAGCAATTATTTGATCAATTGGTAGAGGAATATAAAGAAGAAATTTCCGAACAATTGGACGAATATTTGAATTATGCCATCAATGAGTGGATTGAGACAAATAAATTACAATTGGAAAATGCAATTAAAATAGAATTGCATAATAGTTTCATGGATGGTTTAGTAAATCTGTTCAAAGAACATTATATTGATATTCCAGAGGAAAAATATGATGTAATTGGCGCACTTCAAGATGAAATTGCCAAATTAAAAGAAAAAATGAATGAAGTTGAAAATAAAAACATTAGTCTGGCTTCTGCTAATGAAGAGTTGGAATGCGAATTAATCTTCAATCAAATGAAAAAAGGTTTAACTGAAACTGACGCTGTTAAATTTGCCGATTTAATTGAAAATATTACCTACACTGATTTAGATAATTTCAAAAATAAATTAGGTATTATTAAAGAATCATATTTCTCTCAAAATACTAAAACGACAAAAACAACCACCCCAACTGATGAAGCTATGGGCATTAGTTCATTGAATGAAGAAGTTGATGGTAAAGACAATAACAGTGCAAACGTAAATGTTGATCCAGAAGTTGAAAGATTAGCACGTTTATTATCAAAAACAGCAAGACGCTAAATAGAATTAAATACAAAAGGAGTTATTTAAATGTATCTTAACGAAGAAGTCATCACCAAATGGGGTCCAATTCTGGAACATAGTGATATGCCCGCTATTAAAAATGCACATAGAAGAGGCGTCACTGCTGTTCTGTTGGAAAATACTTCAAGAGCTATTAAAGAGTCACAATCATGGTCTCCGCAATCTCTTCTTGAAGCTGGCGTTCCAACCAACGTAACTGGTTCAAGTATAGATAATTACGATCCTGTTCTGATTTCTCTGGTTCGTAGAACTATGCCAAATTTGATGGCTTATGACATCATGGGTGTTCAGCCTATGACTGGTCCAACCGGTTTAGTATTTGCCATGCGTTCTCGCTACACTTCTCAGAATGGTGATGAGACTTTCTATAATGAAGTTAATACTGCATTTGCTTCTGTTCTCAGTGGTGCAAATACTCTTGGTCAAAAACATGTTGGTTCTATTCCTGGCACCACTTCACAAACAGCTAACTTAGCTGAAAGCGGTATTTACAACTTCGGTAGCGGTATGTCAACTGCACAGGCCGAGGCTCTTGGTGCATCAACCAATACAGCTATTGCTTCAATGGCATTTTCTATTGAGAAAGTTACCGTAGAGGCAAAATCTCGTGCGTTGCGTGCAGATTATTCTCTGGAAATGGCACAAGACCTGAAAGCCATTCATGGTTTAGATGCTGAAACAGAGTTGGCCAACATTCTTTCAACAGAAATTCTTGCTGAAATTAATCGTGAAGCTGTAAGAACTATTCTGGTAACTGCTGTTCGTGGCGCTAATGTTGGTACTACTACCCAAGGTATTTTTGATCTTGACACTGATTCCAATGGTCGTTGGATGGTAGAGAAATTTAAAGGTCTGTTGTTTCAAATCGAACGTGAATGCAACCAAATTGCACGCGACACTCGTAGAGGTAAAGGTAATCTATTAATTTGCACTTCCGATGTTGCGTCTGCATTACAAATGGCTGGTGTTCTGGATTATGCTCCTGCTATGAATTCTAATAATCTTCAAGTTGATGATACTGGTAATACTTTTGCCGGTGTTCTGAATGGTAGAATTAGAGTTTATATTGATCCATATGCCGATGGTGGTCAATATATGGTCGTCGGCTTAAAAGGTGCTTCCGCCTTTGACGCTGGTTTATTCTACTGCCCATATGTTCCGCTGCAAATGGTTCGTGCTGTTGGTGAAGATTCTTTTCAACCACGCATCGCGTTCAAAACTCGTTACGGTATGGTTGCAAA